ACTGCGCCTGAGCCGGGAGTATATCCAATGTTATCGGCCATAGCCTACTTCCTACAATTAAAGCGCGAAGATACCACTTGCGTTCCAAGTGATGGCGATATTACCACCATTCGGCGTTACCGGCAAACCAGTTACTGAGGTGTCGATGTACGCAACCAGCGGCGACGTAGCGTTGGAGCCGGTGTCAACATAGAGAATGAGCGCCTCGACCGAGTTACCGGTGACGGCACTGAAAGACACGTCGGCACCGTCGAACACGCCGTTGGTAAACGTCTTGGAACCAATCGTCTGTGGCGTGCCTACCGCAGCAGAAGACGCCGACGAGTAGAACTGGTCAGCGGCGTTATACGTGTACGTGCCAGTGTCGATCAGGGCCACCTTTACGGTACCCGCCGAGAGGTTGTTGTTCGCCGTGAACTGGAGCAACTGCTCCTTCCATTTGGGGTATAGTGCGTTTGCCATTATTCGTGTCCTTTACTTCTTTTTGGGCATGCAGGCAAGACCACTTGTCTTGCGGCGGATCATTGGGCGGTCGCTGTGCGCAGGCACGCCGCCACCGTTTTTCATAGGCAACGGACGGGCAGGCATCATCCGTGCCCGCTCTAAATCGCTCATGACTTTAGGCATCGGCTTCTTTGCCGCTGGTTTAACCACCACTGGCTTCTTCGCGGGGTCTACGCCGCCCGGTGTCATGCCAAGCTCTTCGTTCGTCATGCGACGGCCAGAGCTGTCTGTTGGGCGAGTGGAAACGCCCTCGTCCATGTACCTCATGCGAGTGCTGTCTTTGAAACCTTTCATGTCACTTACCTTTCTTGCGGGCCGCAGCCACGTTATCAACGAGATTTGGATAAGGTCGTCCTGCCGCCTTGGCACGCGCCTTGGCAGCTTTCTTGCGCTTGACCGACAAGGCTTTCGGCTTGCCAAGGTCTTTCGGGCGTTTCTTGTCCCAGACAGGTTTTACTGCGAAGTCGCTCATGTTAACAATCCCATTTGCGCCTCGCTTTATTGAGCCTGCTATCGGGGTCGCGTGCAGCGTCAGGAAACATTTTGGCTTGCCCAGCGGACCGCGCGCAAAATGACTTGCGACGTGCGGCCGCCTTTGGTGATTTCTTCGCCTGCTTGGCGCTGACGGGTGGCTTGATGTCCTTGCCCTGAGCGCGCAGTGATGCGCGGCCCTTGGCATTGAGGCCGCCTTCGGGGTTCTTGCCCTCCTTGCGGGTCCATGCGCCGCCGCCCTCGGCCATTGCGAGGCCGCCCTTCTTGAAGGGCACGCGCAGGTTGGCGTTGACGCCGCGTTGCTGTGGGTCATAGCCCACACCCGCAGAGAACTTCGGATTGCTGTACTGCGCCTGAAGCTGCTGTAGCGAGACGCCTTTGGGGTTGACACGCATCTGAGCGCCAATGTCGAACTGGCCGTTGCGCGTGGGCACCTGAGCGCCGATCTGCATGCCGTTCGGCGTTAAGTTTGCGTTGGCGCGGGGCGGTTGCCCTTGCTGCATAGGCTGCTGCAGCATAGGCTGCTGCCCGCGCCTGTTCACGCCCAGCGCGTCGTCGATCTGGTTCTTGGCCTTAAACAGGCGAAGGTCGAACGCGTTGTCCACCATCAATCCGCGTAAGACTTAACCATCTCAAGGATGATAGTGTACGTATCACCAGCGCCAGTGTCGCGAGTTGAGAACTGGATGTCGCCGGTCTTGCCAGCGCCTGCGTTGTTCCACAAACCGCCGAACTGCGTCAGGTCCATCGAGTACATATTGTTCTGCGGAATTACAGCGATAAGCACATCGGCTGTCGCGTCCCAATACATGTCGACTTCCATGCCGTGCGTCATGGCGTGGATTTTGGTAATCGTCACGCCGTCGCAGGCTTTGTTGAAAGAGCTGGGGTTGAGTGTCGATACATCGACCTTGGTCACTTTGGTTTCGCCAGTGCCGTCGGAGATGTTCGTAAATTTCATGATGGCCATACGCTCGCCATCGAACAGGGTCTGTGTTGCTACTGCATCTGCCATCTAAATATTCCTTGATAATCAGGGGCCACCCGAAGGCGACCCCCTCATATAACACAAGACTAATGCTTAGTCATCAGCCGTTGTTTGTACGTACAGCATGGTGACGCGAACTTGACCCGCAGTCGGCTGACCGACAGAGGTTATAGTTGCGACAACCGTGCGGTTCGTGCCGACATTGTCCATTGCAGCAAGCTGCGCAGCGCTGAACGCATTCGGGCGGCGAGCCGCCGTCTTGGCACTTACGGAACTCAGGTACTGTGTGCCGCCAGAAGCGGTACCAGCCGAAACGAGGGCCGAGGTTGCGCTGTCGTACGCAGTCAGTACGTCAACGTAGAAGTCAACAATCTGCGAAGACGCAGGGATGTTGAACGTCGCGTTCTGCACCAGTGTGGCGTCGAAGTCGATCAATGCGGTTTGGCTAAGAGTGACGAAGCCGAGGTTCGGTCCGCCGCTTTCGCCTGCGTTGCGGTCGCCAGAGGCGAGTGGTCCGCTCCAAGTAGTTTGTGACATTTAGTTTCTCCTTTAGAGAAGGGAGGGGAGCCGAAGCCCCCCAACCCGATTAGATGCCAGCCGTACCGTATACGCCGCGTGGATCGGTCCAACCGAACGCATAACGCTCGGTAGCCTTGTAGCGCATGCTGTCGGTCTCGAAGTCACCTTCCATGCTCTTCTCAAGGCCACGACGCATCGCGAGCTTGAGACCCTCTGGCGCGTCAGTCTGTACCCACCATGCAGTGGTCGAGGTGATACGCGAAAGGTTAGCCTGTCCGTCGCTCAAAAGTCCCAAAGAATTCACAGGGTTAACGTCATTATTTGCAGTGCCTGCACGCAATACTGACTTCAACAATACTTCAGCTTGGAACACGTTCGATGGACCGGAAACGATCTTCTTTGGTGTCAAACGAATACGCTTACCGTTGTTGTCTACGGCGTTGCGGATTTGGATGAGGATTTGCTCCAAAGAAGTCTGCGACAAGTTGGCTGCCGTCGTAAGCTGGTTCGAGAACGTACCAGTTGCGATTGGGTGAGCCGTGTTGACCAGCGATACGCCGTCGCCGCCTGCATACGAGCTGTTGAAAGCGCGGTTCAGGACGTTGGCACCAAGGGTTTCCTTGGTTTCGATCAGCGACTGTGCAAGGTGACGAGCATAGGTCTGACCGATACGGATGTGGTCGCCATCTTCCACCAGAACCTTTGTCAATGCAAAAGCGAGGCCGTAGACGCGATACACGTAGCGCTGGATGAACAGCACGCCGCCGGATTGGTACGTGACAGGCATGCCGTCTGGCAATTCTGGCGCGGCACCAAAGCCGAACAGGACAGGCTCTTCGTGGTAGTTACGGGGGATGCCCTTAAACTCTTTGAAGACCTGCGCCCACTCATCAGCGCGTTGATCGTAGATGCCGTTGAACTCTTCGTTAAGAATTGGTTCAACGATTGAACGGAAGTCTGTACTTCTCATTGGGGTAGCCATTGTTCAAGCCCTCCTTAGTACGCAGCCACATCAGCGACGTTCTGATGTTCGCTGATTTGGACCTGAGCGATGACGTATGTGTCACCCCAGTTGTTGTCGGGACCGGGAGTGATCCCGATGAGGCGGAACGCCGCGTTCGTTGTGGCAGACGAGACGTCAAGCATCATTTGGCTGATGCCGACAACAGTCGAACCAGTACCAACGGTGGTGAAGTCGTACTGCTTACCGATGTCGGTTACGGCCAAAGCGGCGTTGCTCTGGATTTCGTAAACGATGGTTGGGTCGAGCGTGACGTACGCAACGATGTCAGTCGCTGCGAGCGATGCAGTCCACTTGTTGGATACGCGACGACGACCGTCGCTGTCCGTGAACTCAACGCCTTGGAAGGTGCCGATGAAGCGATCATTGATCGCGGCAGCAGCAATGGTGCCCTCGCCGGTCGAAGATGTTACAATCTTGACTGGCTGGTTTTGAAAAATGTTCGACGCATAGCCTGTAAGGATCGAGTAGGCGGTAGGACGAACCACACCGCTTGGCGAATATACAGGACGTAGGCCGAACGGTTGTGATACCGAAGACATAGCCTTAATCCTTTGTTAGTTAGATGGACCCGGCATTAGTCAAAGAGACCAACACGCGGGTTGTTGTCACGCATCTCCATCAAACCATCACCTTCAAACAGCGTGCTACCAGAACCCTCTGCCTGTCGCCGCATCATCTCTGCGGTCTCAGTCAGCTTGCTCTCCTCACGTAACGGAGCGTCGTGGTGAGCTTCCTGCATGAACTTCTGATAGAGGCTCAAGGGCAGCTTAAACGCGAGCATCTCGTTGACACCAATCAAGCCAGACCACTCGCCTGTCTTGACTGAGGCGAACTCCATCCCCGGAACATCCGCTGCCTTAATCGGTTCGTAACCGATCCGCATACGGCGTTGGATAGGGTCACGGGAGTTCGTCGTCGTGAGCCAGCACACATGATATCCCGGTATGTTCGGTAGATCAGGAAGTGCGTCATTATGCATTTGCATGCGGAACATTTCGAGCCGGTCGTCATCAGTCACTTCGCGATTTTCGGTGACCTGTCGGTCCTCCATTTCGCGTGACTGCCGTCCTACACCGAGTTCCTTCTTCAAACGCTCATCAGTATTACTTGTCATGTTGTCTCACTCCATTGTTTCAGCGAGCCGAACTTTTATCGTAAGCCTGATAAGCCTTGAGCATTTGGTTGCGACGTGAAACGTCATCCCAAATGCCTGCGTCTATCATAGCCTGTTTTCGTTCTGGCGTCACGTATATTTCTCGTTTTGTTGAAACGGGCGCGTGCTCACGCGTCGTTCCAGTCGGGGGTGCCTTGCGTTTGCTAGGACTTTGGCGGGTCTCCGCCTCGTCGTCGCCAATGCGTGAGGCCACGCGGCGGGTCAGTTCGTGCCAGTAGTCGGCGTCCTTGGGGTTGTACCCCTCGGCGGCGAGCTGGTTGTCGATGACCTTCGTGATGGCGCTGTCCTCGTCACGGCCGCTGGGGTCGTACCATGGGTTCGCGTCCATCCATTCCTTTGCGTAGGAAACCACGCGCGGGTCAGGGCCGGGGTTGGCGTGCTGCTGGCGGACTTGCTCCACCTGCTGCTTCTGCTGCCACAGTTGCTGCGCCTCGTACTGCGCCTCGTCGCGCAGACGCATCGCCGTTGCCACGTCGTCACCGTTACCGGCCTCGACTGCGCGGGCGATGATGCTCTCGGCCTGCTTCACGTCGGCCTGAGCCTGCGCGATGCGTTGGTCGATGGCACTTACATTGCTGGCAAGCGTGTTGCCCTCAATGGCAGAGACGCGACGCAGTAGCGTGTCGTTCTGCTGACGCAGCAAGGCAAGCTCGCGGTCTGCGTGCTCCTTGGCGCGTTGACGCACCTCGCGCCGCTTTTGGCGCTTGATGCGGTTCTTGTTAACGATCTCCTCGTCACTGTCGTCTTCGCTGTCGCCAAGCCGCTCGTCACTGTCGTCCTCGTCATCGTCGCTATCGTCCGCGTCGTCCTGTACAGGTTCCTGTACGGGTTTCTCGCCTTCGATAATTACGATGTCGTCTTCACCGTCATTTTCTGTCAGTTGGTTGTCAGCCATATCTATGCTCCTAGAGGAATGCCTTGACGGCAAGCGGGTCACCAGTGACCTTGCCCACCAAATCAAGATCGTTGAAGATTACGACGATGGCCTCTTCCCCATCATCGGTCTTTACCGACCAACGGTCACCGCCGTAGCGGGGCACGCGCACGAAGTCGCCGACTTCGCACCACGACCCTTCGGGCCAATGTTCCATTGTGTTGCGGTTCTTGAACGCGAGGCTGCCGATGTCGATGACCTTGGCGACCTGCGTGTTGTAGTGCTCCGTCTCGCGGACGTCGCCTGTCAGGATGATGCCACCCTTCGTCTTTGTCTTGGGTGTCCGTATCTGGCACAGGACGCGCGAGCCGAATGGCTTCACGCCTGCGTCACAGGGTGGGAATGCCTCATCAAGTCCGTCGTAACTAAATTCGACGCTGTTTCCATTTATCTGCATATGTGCTCCTAAAATTCACGTTTGTCGTCCTCCGCCACCGTGTTGATCAGGATTTCCTTGGCCCGCTGTATCCCAGCGTACAGGCCAACGGCGCGTCCATAATCGAACTCGGTCTTGCCGGACGGCCTCTCCAGCGCCTCAACAGCCATCGCTGCCTGTTCTGTCTCAAGGCGTTGGAGGAGGGTCTCTAGTCTCATGCCGGTGTCTTCGGGCCTTTGCCTACTTTTGGCATGATGCCCATTGCCATCTTCTTGTGCATCGGCATGTATTTGTCGCCTGCCTTCGGGCTGCTGCCCTTGGGTGTCGCGGTCTTTGCGTTGTCTGCCATATGGATTTCCTTATGGTTGTGGGTTTATCCCAGTGCCGGTTGACACTGCGATGCGTTCGCCAGACATGATCTCGGCCTGCGCAAGCTGCATGGCCGTCTGGTTGTCTTGCTGGTTCATGGTCATGCGGGCGTTCAGCTCTGCCGACTTGCGGGCGTCCTCGCGGTCCTGCTTCATCTGCTCAAGCTGCTGCTCAATCTGTAGCTTCTGCGCCTGAAGCTGCATCTCGGCTTGGCTCTGCATCGCCTCGGCCTGCATCTTCTGGCCCTCGATCTGCATGGCCGTCTGGTCCTTCTGCTGCTGCATCTGCATCTTCTGACCGTCGAGCTGCATCTGCGCCTGATCGCGCTGCTGCTGTGCCTGTAGCTTCTGACCTTCAAGCGCGGTGCGCGGGTCTTGCGGCGGTTGCGGTGCGAGCTGCTGCATCGTCTGCATGGCCTGCGCGATGACAGGCGGCAGTGCTGCGAACACCTCGGTCGCGTCGGTGACCACGGACTGCGACGCCTCGGCCAGCATGCGGTCGAACGCGCGGCGTGCCTCGTCGTCCTTGAGGTTCTTCATGTCCTCGGAGATGTCGATGCCCGACGTGTCCTCGGCCAACTCAAGCACGGTCGAGGCGTACCACAGCGCAAGGTGCTCCTTGATGTGGCCCAGTACCACCGGCAGGTAGGTCGGCGCGATGAGCTGGCTGCCGCCGAGCGCGGGGTTCGTCATGTATGCCAAGTGCGTCTTGAGGTGGGCGATGTGGTCCTGCTCTGGGAAGGCGACAATGGGTCGGCCCATCGTAGCTGCGACGTTCTCGTTGACCGCGTTCTGCTGCTTCGGCTCCATCGGCGGGACGAGCAGCTCCTTCGGGTTTGGCACGCGCAGCGTCTCAAGCAGGCGCTCCTCAACCTTGCGCAAGTTGTACAGTTGCGGCAGTGCGGCGGCGCGCTGTGACACGGCCTGCACCTGCGCGAAGCGTTGCGCCTCACTGAAGATCGACGGGTCGGACACAGGCACGACGTCCATCGGACCCTCGAAGTCTGCGCGGGTGGCCAGCACTTCGCCGACCTCGTACTTCACGTCCGCGTCGTCCAGATACATCGCGTTCAGGCGGTGCAGGATGCGCAGCGTGCGGCCCATTGCGTTGTGCAGGCGGGCGTGGATCGACGAGAACACGGTCATGCCCTCTTGGATCAGGGCGAGCGTCGTGCCGACTGGCGCGTTCGGGTTCTGGTCGGCGAGGTTGTCCATCGACGTGCGGACCACGCCCTTGCCCGCGTCGACCACGAAGCCGAGCAGTTGGAACAGGGTCGGCGACGGCGGGTTGAACGGTATTGGCATGGCCAGCTTGCGGACGTCGTCCACGTTGAGGCCGCCCTCGATCTCCTCAACCTGCGTCGGCTGGATGTTCAGCGACTGGCCGCCGCGTGTGCCGCCCTTCAGCTTGAGCATCGTCGGCACGTTCTGGATGTGCGCGCTGTCCATCAGTGCGCGCAGTGCGCCGGTCGCGGCAGCGGACAGGCCGCCGATCATGTGCGGCAGGCCAATTGGATAGGCACCGCGCCACGGGATGAACGGGAACTCGACGAACCAGTCGAGCGGCTCGCGGCTGTCGTCCTCCTCATCCCAGTTGCGGTAGATCGCCAGCACCTTGCTCGACGGCTTGTCGATGGTGATGATGTACGGCGCGTTGCCGTCACCCTCGACGTCGGCAATGACGTGGCACTCGAACACGGTGCGCAGTCCGTCCTCGTTGTAGCTGGTGTCGTTGCGTCCCTCGATCTTGTCGTTCGCCACGTCGGCCGCCGAGCGCTCAGGCTCTTGACCGGCTGGCGTCAGGTCGACGTCGCGATACATGCCGCTCTCGACGCGCATCTCATAGTCGAGCTGCGTCAGATACTGCACGTGCGTCTTGCGCTGCGCCGTGTAGAAGTTGGTCGCCGCGAAGGGCAGGTACATGTCGTCAATGGCCACGAACAGAAAGCCGGGGCGGTTGCGCGCCTCGTCCCACGACATCTTGAGGTACTGCGCGCCGCCGAGCGGCACCTGCGTCAGTAGCTGCTCCAGCTCGGAGCGGAAGTCTTGGCTCTGCACGGTGAGCTGCCAGTTCATGAGCGACGTCTTGCGCTTCGCCTTCTGGATTTTCTTCATCGTGACTTCGCCCTCGATCAAGTCCTTGGCTGGACCTTGCGGGGGTAGAAGCTCCTTGATGGCGCGTGAGGCGAAGTCGATGCACGCCTCGGTCATCATCGGGTGGACGACCTTCGACGCGCCGTTGAACTGCGCGCCGCCGGGCGCGTCGTCACCTAGCCCTGTGCGGCGGATGCCCTCCTCGTACTGCTCGTCGCGCTTCTTGCGCGCCTCCTTGTCGCGGCTGATCAGTTCGAGGAACTTCGAGGCCAGTGACTTTAGGTCCGGTTCGGACATAGTTTCGGCAAGGTTGTCGTAGAACTCGCTCTCGCCTGCGGCCGGTCCGTTCTCGTCGAGCGTGACGATAGCGCCGCCGTCCTCGGTGTCCTCAACGTCGGTCACGTCCTCGCCGTCGAACTCAACGGTCTCGCCCTCGATGATGTCTTCGTCTTCGATCATTGCCTAATCCTTACTGCCCGTACGGGTTCTGTATCATCTTTGGTGGTGGTTTGTCGAACTCTTGCTTCTTGTCGACCAGCGAGCCGAGCAGCCCCTTGTCCATCATGAGGCGCATGGCCTGCGTCGTGCTGTCCACGAAGTCGTCGTGCTTGATGCTGCCCTTGCCGGTGAAGCTGCATAGCTGCGCCACCAGCGGGTCGGCCCAGACGCGCGCCTTGCCGGGGAACTTGTCGCTCTCTGGCAGGAACACCCTGCGCCGTGCGAACACGGGGCTGACCACGTGCAGGCGCGCCAGCTTGTCTGCTCGGCCGGGGTTGTAGGCGTGCGCCATGATACCCTCGCGCTCAAGCATCTGTCTCAAGCTGATGCCGCTCCCCTTGTCCTCGATCAACAGGATGTCTGGCTTGCGCCCAGATGTCAGCGGCTTGGTGCTGCCATACATGGGCTTGATCATCGCGACGTCTTGGTCGTCGCCGTATGCCGTGTTCATTTCCTTCTTCACGCGCTTGATCAGGTCGGGCATGCCGAGCTGCTCCTGCCAGCAGTCGAGCAGCAGGGCGTAGCCCTTGCTGTCGTGTTGGAAGACGCCCCAGACGCTGCACGCCGTGTAGTCGGCGTCGCCGCTCTTCGTGTCGCGGGTCGCCTCAGTGAAGGCGGTGTCGAGCGACATGATGATCCAGTCGAAGGCGGGCAGCGGCTTCTTGGCTGGCCACAGCTTGAGCCAGCTCCGCTTGATGACGCCGCTCTCTTCGGGATCGATCATCTCGCCGTACAGCTCTTGGCGGCCGATGGTCGTGCCCTCGTACTGCTCCAACTGCTCGAAGAAGCGGTCGGGCAGGTTGTCGCGGTTGTCGAACGTCGATCCGCTGATCACGACGCGGCCCGGCTTCGGCACGATGAGCTTGCGCACCAGCTCGACGGGGCGCGGCGTCGTCGTCCAGACTACCTGCGGTGCCTTGCCGAGACGCAGGCCCATCATGGCCATGTCCCAAGTCTCTTCTGCGTTCTGCCACGCGGCCAGCTCGTCGCAGTTGTGGGCGAGGATGCCGTTGGCGAAATACTCAGGCTCGCCGTCGACCTTCAGGCAGTACACAGACTGTCGCCCCTGCGGTTGCCAAGTTGACACAACGCTGGCTACAGAAGTTTCCGGCGCGGCTGATGAACTCGGCACCGCAGTGTCGGCACGATCGCGAGATTGAGCGCTGTCGCTCGGCGCGGCGGTAATGACAGCTCTTGCAGCGAACAGTGGCGCGAACGGACTTGCGCAGGACAACTTCGCCGCAGTCGATGCAAGCCACTTCGACAGGCTCGACGAGGGTCCAGTCTTTTGGGTTTTGCTTAGGGCTTTTGCCATGGTGCCGAGAATGCTCGGCGTGTGGGATGCACTCCAAGTTGTCCAGCCGGTTGTCGCCCCTGTCGTGGTTGCGATGGTGGATGTGATATTTGTCTGGGATTGGTCCGACCTCTGCAAGCCAAAGCTCGCGGTGCAGACGTAGGGTGCGCTTAGGCTTGACGCTCTTGTCCGTCCGCTCGTAATATCCTCCGCCGTAGCGGTGCCATCGCTTCCCGCCCCACTCGATGCAGCAATCACACATATCTCATGGTCCTCCGTCAGTTGGTCCATTCTCGTCCAACCAGTCGAAGTATATACCATGTGGTCTGCCGTGCCAACAAGTTTCGCACCGCTGTCGAACGACACCTCGCCGACAGGCTGATCGTCGCGGCGGCTGTTGGCCAGCACCGCTCGCGGTCCGCGCCGCGTCGTGACGACATCGCCGGGGCGCAGCGCCTCGATAGGCACGTCGCCGTCAGGCGTGGACACCATCGTGCCCGCGATAAAGCACCAAATAAATTCGTGCTGCGGCCCACGCAGTCGCGCCGGCTTCTCGGACGTGAAGCCGCGCAGCATCGTGCCGCTCATCATCTCGAGCACAAGGTCCGAGCTGTTGTATCGCTTGATCAGCGCATCGGGGATGACGGACAGCAGGCCGCTCTCGCCCTCGAAGCACGTGTGCTTGACGTCGGCGTAGGTTGGCGCGATGACGGCGCAGTAGGTGTCGCCCACCTCGACCGCCTTGGCCCCCAACCACTCGGCACCGATGCGCGTCTTACCGAACCCACGCCCCGCCATGAAGCCGCACTCGCTGAAGTCTTCCTGCGGTATCTGGTTCGGCCGCGCCGTGCTCGACCAGCGCTGCTGCCAGTCGGCGTATATCTGCCACTCGACAGGCAGCGCGGTCATCACCGTCGCGTCGATGGCCGCCGCGTCAAGCATTGCGATACAGCGTCAGGGTTTCGCGCAGCTCGGCGTTGGCCGCGCGTATCTTGTCGTAACGCTCGTTCGCCAGATGCAGCGCGTGGTTCAGGGCGTACTGCTCGGTCGCGTGGTGCTCGGCCGCAGCCTCAAGCTCGCGGACGCGCCGCCACGGATTGGTGAATAGGCGCGGGATCATTCGCCGTCGCGCTTCGCGGCTCGCAGGCTGGCGGCGATGCGCAGCGCCAGTTCGGCTGGGTCAGGCACGTTGGTCAAGTCCTTGCCGTCCTTGCCTGTGATCTCGGTGGTGGTCTTCGTGCCGTACTTGTCCGGTCGCCAGTGGCCGAGCAGCTTCAGGCGATACTCGGCGCGGTTGCGCGCCCAGCTTATCGAGCCGTTGTCGATCTTGCCCTCGAAGCGCTCGGGCGGCGTGTCGACGATCTCTAGGACTTCGTCGGCGACGGCGTCTGCGCCAGCGGCTCTGGCTTGCGCGTGGGCGGACGCTAATGCTTCGTCTTCTTCGAGCCACCTGCTCCACGACATCGTGCTGAACTTCAAGTCGCGACTAATCGACGTCAACGTCTCGCCGAGCGACAGGCGCTCAAGCACCTCCGCCACCAGCTTATCGGTCTTCTTCGATGGGTACGCCATTCCGTCTGCATGCTCCGTTCGGTTACACAGTGCTACCAGTCACGACGCCCAAATAACACCAGCGCAACCGTAGCGCAATAGGCTTGACAACAATTATGTTCGATGGGTGGCCCAGAGCCTGCCCCCTGTGTCCGACAGTGCTACCTGCAAAAAATTACAAGTTGACCCGTCCCATCTGCTCCACGTGCTCCATGGGACTGGTGGCACGGGACGAACATCAACACCCATGACCCACGACTTTCAATGTCCCACGACCTGACCCACGTGTCCCACACCATGAGTATCCCTAAAGGGATATACTCTCATGGGTTGGTACTGACACCGCACCATCTCAGTCCCATGGTGCGTCATGGGTCATGGTGTAAACCACCCAATTGCAAACAAATGTAACATGACGTAATTTTTTACAAGTAGGGGTTTACATACCCTCAAATGTGTTTATAGATAATCGGACCAACACAAGAAAGGGACTACAAAATGACATACACCATCCAAGAGCACCGCGATCTGGCTTCACATTATGTTGCCTTGGCACGTAAGCAGGCGTCATCGCAGATGCGCTGGCACTACATCGCCGACGCGCGCCGCCATCACACCGCAGCCAACAACATGGCTTACTCCGCCAAGCGCTAAACCAACAAAGAAGAGGGATAATACCATGACCAACTACACCACCCGCATCCGCATCGTGCCCTGCCACAAAGGCACTAAGGGCTACCAGCCGCTGATCGAGTTTCGCTACCGCCGCGAGCTGTACTGCTTCGAGGGTAGCATCTACCAGCGCCGCTGGGCTGCCGACAACGAGGCGCAGCGCATGGGTGACCGCATCGATGCCTACGTCGAGATCATCGCCGACCAGAATAGCTAACCAACACGGGGGCGATCGGCCGGTCTGATTGCCCCCAAACTATTTTCGATCACATGCAATTTAGTTGTTGCAGATGCCCTCAAATGCTTTATAGACAATCGGACCAACAACGAAAGGCACTACCCCATGACCACCTTCACCAAGAACCAAGCAGTTTACCGCATCAGCAACTGGGACCGCAAAGGCGCGTTCGCCATCACGACGGCGACCGTTCATTCGTGCGGCAAGAAGCAAATGGTTCTCAACTGCGTCGCGACCGGCGAATGCCTCGGCCGCAACTACAGCCCAACCGTTGAGCAGTGGGACGGCGAAGTCCGCGCCGACCTGACCGCCGAGCAGGCCGAAGCCCGCGCACTGGAACTGGCCGCCAAGTTCATCGCTGGCGAGATTACCCGCTGGACATACATGATAGAACTCAACGAAGGCAAAGAGCGCGCTTCATACATCGAAGGATTGAAGCAACACGTCGCCGAGATGCAAGCCGCAACGCCGACCTTCATCTGGCGCTAACCAACACGGG